TTCGAAGGAGTGGAGCGTCCGAGGGAAGCTGCTGGGGTTGTGGCCGCTGCATCCGGATCGGGTCGAGCCGAAACGCGTCAATGGCGAGATCGTCTATTTTGTGCGGGCCGACAATGCTGAAAAGATTCCGATGGCCGCAAAGGATGTGTTGCACGTCAAATTGAATGGCGGCGGGGCGCTGGCGGGGAAGAGCCGTATATCCGCGGGTGTCGAGGCGGTGGGCCTGGGGATTATCGCCGAGCGGTTTGGGTCGAAGTTTTTCAAGGGGGATGGAACGGCGCGCCAGGCGTTTGTGTCGGATAACCCGATGACGCCGGAAGCGCAAACGTATATTGAGAATCGGCTGCATGCGGTTTTGAGTGGCGAGGACCAGGAACACAAGAACGTGGTCCTTGGTAACGGCCTCAAGCCGATGCAGATCGGGATATCACCCAAAGACGCCCAGTTTATTGAGCTGCGGCGGTACCAGAAATCCGAGATCGCGGCCATTTTCCGGGTGCCACTGTATCTGTTGATGGACTATGAGAAGGGGTCGAGCTATGCGAGCGCGGAGCAATTCAGCTTGGACTTCGTGCGGTATGGCATCGCGCCCCGAATCAAGCGGATTGAGCGGGCATTCAACCGCGCGCTATTTGGCCTGGCTGACCCTTATTTCTGCGAATTCAGCATGGATGCGCTGCTTCGGGCGGACACCCAGGTTCGCGGCGAATACATGGTCAAGATGGTCACTAATGGACTGATGACCAGAAATGAAATCCGGACGGACCTTCTGAACTTGAACCCAATAGAAGGCGGCGACGAGGCGTTGATCCCCTTAAATATGACGCCGGCGGGCCAGGCCGCAGCGGAGCCGCAGGCCCAGGGGCGCGCGCTGCCTGTGATCGAGGCGCGGCAGTTGGCCCTCCGGGAGGATTCGGCGCGGGCGAAAGTTAGAGCGCGGTGGCTGCCGGTGATGATCCGGGATTGGAAGCGGCTGCTGAAGCGTGAGGCTGGGGACCTGCTGACGGCGCTCAACAAGCATCTCTTTAAACGCGGGGCGTCTGAGTTCGAGGCCTGGCTTGAGGCGTATTTGCGAGATCACGAGGCCGAGATTGACGCCATCACCGGGGAAAGCATGGCGGCGTTCGCGGCGTCCATGGCGGATGCGGTTGTAACCGAGCTTGGGGGTATCACGCCAGAGAATATTGATGCCGTCATTGGGATGCTGCGGAAGAATCACGCATCAGGGCATCTCGCATGGTTCGCGGAGCAGATCGACGCCATCAAGGCTAAATATGGGGCGCAGTACACCGCTGACATGATTGAGGGCGAACTACAGCAATGGGCTGATATCTATGCGCAGGCCCAGGCGACGCATGAGGCGGTCTACATCGATGGGGATGTAGCGCGCCGGGTGTACCTCGATAATGGGATCACGAAGTTTCGATGGGTGGCCAATGCGAACTGCTGTCCATTGTGCGCGCAGCTCGATGGCCAGATCGTGGGCATTGAGAAGCCCTTTGCCGGAAAGGGCGATACGATCGCCAATCCTGGGGGGGCTGGGCTATCCATCGCGTCGAACATTTTCCATCCACCCTTACATGGCGGCTGTGTATGCAGCCTGATAGCGGAGGCGTAGACATGCCTAGACATGGACAGAAGACGCGAAAGTATGAGCAGAGGGCCTTTGATATTGAGCTTAGGGAAGCCGCGGGGCAGCCGACGCAGATAATCGGGTATGCGGCGGTATTCAATTCGCTCTCTTTTGGGGAGATTATCCGGCCTGGCGCGTTCAAAAAGACCATCGAGGAGGGGCAGGACGTGAAAGCGTTCTGGGGGCACAATGCGGATCTCGTGTTGGGGCGCCGGGGCAATGGCACGCTCGATTTGCGCGAGGATGGCAAGGGCCTCTTCGTGGAAATTTTGCCGAATCCTGACACGGAATGGGGCAGGTCGGCGCTTGCCAGTGTGGCGCGAAAAGATGTCACGCAGATGTCGTTTGGGTTTGAAACGATCCAGGCGAGCGAGGAAACCATTGATGGCGAAAACGTGCGCGTGCTCAAAGAGCTGCGCCTTTTCGAGGTGAGCCCTGTGGCGCTCCCTTGGTATGAGGACACCACCGCGGAAGCTCGCAACGAGCCGGAGCCGGTCCAGGCTGGCCACTCCACTATGAGCGCGGAAGCGCGGAAACGGTGTCTGGAACTGATGCAACTTCGGACCATCACCATATAGGAGTATGAACCCTATGAAAGCACTATTGGAACTCCGCGCGAAGATTATCGCGCAGATGGATGCGATCAACGTGGAAGCGGGCGCGAACCCATTGACAGAAGATCAGGCCAAGCGCTGGGACGCGCTGAAAAAGCAATGGGACGAGAATGAAGCGGCCATCAAGCGCGCGGAATTCATGGAAGGGGTCCGTGCGGTTGCCGCGGCCGAGAATCGCAGCGCGGGACGCGGCGCGCCGGCGGGAGCGGGTGAGCCTCCGGCGGGCGGAAGTGGTGTCAGTGGCGTGCATCCCCGATGGGAAGACGACGCGCGGCGCGGTTTCCGGGATGCGGGAGAATTCCTCCTGGGCGTGCTGGAAGTAGGGCGAGGCCGAGCGGCGATCTTGCCCGAACATCAACGCGAGGCGCTACGAAGTTTGCGCATCGATATCCGGACGGCGGGGTCGGATGAGGCGCAAACACTAAGCGACAGCGCGGGTGGATTTTTGACGATACCTCCGCAAATATTGACGGATCTCTTGATGACCTCCGCGGAACCCGATCAGCTTGCGGGACGGGTGACGGCAATTCGAATGGCTTCGCCGCGAGTGGTCGTGAATGCCCGAGTCGACAAAGATCATCGGACAAGCGTCAGTGGCGGTTTCGCTGTATACCGGCGCGCGGAGACACAAACCGTGGAAGCGAGCAAGGGCCAGTTCGAGGAAATCGCCCTGAACGCCGATCAATTGATGGGGCTCACATATGTCTCGGATGAGATATTGTCCTTGAGCCCTATTTCGTTCGTCGATCTGATCACGAAGGCGTTTGGCGACGAGTTCAATGCTCGGATCATGGCGGAACGGATCGGCGGAACCGGCGCGGGCCAGTTCCTGGGCATCAAAAACAGCCCCTGCTTGATCACAGTCGAAGCCGAAGATGGCCAGGAAGACGGAACGATCGTCTATGAAAACCTGGTCAACATGCGGACGCGCATCTGGGGCTATGGCAATTCCGTGTGGGTTGTCAATCAAGACGCGCTGGGACAATTGATGCTACTGGAGCGTGTGATCGGCGTGGGTGGTTCGCTGATTTGGCAGCCAAGCGCCGTGGCGGAGAGTCCCGATATGTTGCTGGGACGGCCCATCGTCTACACCGACGAATGCGAGAGCCCCGGGACCCTCGGGGATATCTATCTCGCCAATTTCACGCAATATCTCGAGGGGACATTCCGCCCCGTGCAAAGTGCGGAATCCATCCATGTCCGCTTCGTTGAGGGTGAGCGCGCGTTTCGGTTCACCTGCTCGAATGCGGGCGCGCCCTGGTGGCGTTCGACTTTGACTCCCAAGAACGGTTCGACCCGTTCTCCGTTCGTGACGCTGGCGGCGCGGGCGTAGGTTCCAGGGTATAGGGTTTAGGGTCTGGGGTTTAGCTTTCAGGCCCTAAACCTCAAAAAAAAAGGAGATGTAAGATGGGTGTTACAGTGGAAAAGCTGAGCGCCAACCTCTATGTGGATGTCGCACGTTATACGGGACACACCACCTCGGGGGCCGTGGCTTGGTATGACATGCGCGATTTCCGTCATTTTATGGCTATCGTGCACGCGGCCGCATTGACCGGGACGGGCGTAACGGCCTTTTCGATCAAGGCGGCCCCGGCGGCGTCCGCCACGAACGAGCAGACCATCGTGAGCCATGCGGTAGGGTCGGCGCCAGATGGGGAAGACGACTTCCTTATGCTGGAATGTTCGGCGGAACAGATCGCGCAAATTGGAGCGGCGGCGGGCTACGATTTGCGTTATGTGGCGGTCTATCTGACCGTGAATAATTCCAGTGATTTGCTGGACGTGGTCCATATTTTTGGTGGTCCACGATTCGCGCATTCGGGCCTGACCGCGGATAGCGTGGCGTAAGCCTCAACCCTAACTTGGAACGGAGGTTTGCGACATGGCCAGAACAATTGCTGGTTTCACCGCTGGTGGAATCGAGTTTCGGAAGGATCCGGACACGTTTGAGCATGTGCTCATCGCGGCTCCGGTCCACATCAAGGAGGATTTCCTCGGCTACCAGGCGATGCTGTCCGAGAGCGGGAGCGCGGGGCGCTGGCTCACGGTTGAGACGGACCTCAACCTCGCGATGGCATTGGTAGCCGACTTGTCCGGTGGGGGGCTTCAGGGCACGCTGGATTCGGACAGTAGCGCCCAGCAGGCCGTGTTGTATTGCGGGGACCAGCGCAACATCGACGTCAGCAAATCGGCTGGCTTCGAGGCGCGGGTCAACCTGGCGGTATTGCCCACCACCGGCGTGGACTTCGTGTGTGGCCTGGCGGGGGATCATAACGCCACACGGGATAGTATCGACGTGGGCGCGTGGTTCCGGTGCCAGGCGTCGGGTGCGCTGTTGTGTGAGTCCGACGACACGACGAACAACAACGACGACGTGGCGGCGGGCATCACACTGGTGGCGGGCACCACGTATACCTTCTACATCGATTTCAGCGTGTTGACCGATGTGAAGTTCTATGTGAACAACGTGCGCGTGTGCGCGGATACGACCTTCGACCTGAGCAACCTAGCGACGGTCGAGAACATCATGCAGCCCTACATCGGCCTGGGCAAGGCCAGTGGGACGGGCGTGGGCACCATGTATGTGAACATGGTTCAAGCGTGGTGCAAACGCTAATGGAATAGCCCCCAACATTTTGGGTTTGGCCGCCGCCGCCCCTCATCCGGCGGCGGCCGGCCCAAGATGAGAAATCGAGGAAGATATGAAACGGCTTGGATTGATCTTGATGGTGTTCGCGTGCTCGTGGGCGTGGGCGGCGACGTATTATGTGGATGCGACGGGCGGCGACGACGGGGCGCTGGGCACATCAGACACCACGCCGTGGAAGACGCTTTCAAAGGTGAATGGAGAGACCTTCAGTGGCGATGACCAGGTGCTACTGAAGGCTGGGGAAATGTGGCGCGAGACGCTCGTGCCGCCGAGCGCAGGCACGAGTGGGCATCCGATCGTATTCGGTCGATATGGGACCGGCGCGGATCCGAAAATCTATGGCAGCACGGAAATCCCGACGTGGGCGGACCAGGGCGGAAATTCTTGGACGGCGACCCATGTATGGTCAGATACCGCGCATATGCAAGCCGATGGGACGCCCTATCCGGGGCCCTATGTGATGTGGCGCGATGGCGCCATGCTGACGAAGGTCGCTGATACGCCCGACGCAGAAGGCGAATGGGGGTATAGTGGAAGCACTTTGACGATTTATACCACGACCGATCCGAATGGGTCTGATTTAGAACTGGCCACGCGGGACAACGGCATTTATACCGCCTTTGATGATGGAGCCAACTATCTGACCGTTGAGCACATCGAGGTGGCCTATACGGGCTGGTGCGGCATATTCCAGGGGCATGGCAACACATTTTGGACAGTCGATTCGTGCACCGTCCACGATGTAGGAACGCCTGGCACGCATGACGAGCATGGGATCAATTCGCGGTCCCACGATATGACGGTGTCCAACTGCACGGTCTACAACATCGGGTCGAACGGCATCAACTACAGCGATTCCGAGAGTGGCGATGGGGACAACTTCGTAATCACCGGAAACACGGTTTACGACTGCCATCATGCCATGATCAACCTTCTCCATGTGGGCGCGGAAACAATGACGGGCAACGAGATTCTGCGCAATGTCGTATATCTTTCAGATGGCTTCGTGGACGGGGCGAATTCGCCGGTGGGTATCTATTTTGGCCAAGGCGGTGGAACCTCCACGGTTTGCGCGTACAACCTCGTATACCAAACCACGGGGCCGGGCATCAGTGTAGAAACCGAAGCCGTCACATGCCTCGTGGAAAACAACACGATCTACGGTGGCGGCACCGCAAGCATTTTCACGAAGACGGCTGGCGGATTGACAGTGCGCAATAACATCGCCGTGAACATCGGAGACAGCACGCACTACTGCTATCGCGACACCACTGATGCGGACAACACCGTGGACTACAATGACTGGTATTCGACTGGCGCGGCGGATGGACTCTTCCTCAACAAGCACGATGTACCCTATGCGCCCACGAGTGGCGCGCGCACGTTCGCCACGTGGAAAACCGATACAGGCGATGATGCCCACTCGATCATCACGGATCCGGGCATCACGAATGTGGTCCTACATGATTTCAGTTTGACCTCTTCTTCTGGGGCGAAGGATACCGGGACCAATCTAGCTTATGCCACGGACCTGATTGGAACGGCGGTGCCCCAGAATACGACGGCCGACATGGGCGCATATGAGTATACCGAGACTATAGCGCCGACGGTGACCGTGGAGCAGGGCGGCAGCCAAACGGACCCGATCAACAGCCTTCCCATCGTTTTTGATGTCACCTTTAGCGAGGTTGTGACGGGATTCGATGAGACCGACGTGACCATGGGAGGCACCGCGACAGGGGCCACGGTGACTGTGGATGGGTCAGGGACGGACTATCACATCAATGTCACGGCTGTTTCAGGTGATGATGGGACGCTGATTTCGAGCATTGCGGCGGATAAATGCGTGGACATCTACAATAACGGGAATGAGGCGTCGACCTCGACGGACAACAGTGTTACATATGACTCGACGAATCCGACGGTGACGGTGGAGCAAGGCGGCAGCCAGGCCGATCCGGCAACGAGTTTGCCGGTGGTGTTCGACATCACCTTTGATGAGCAGGTGACGGGCTTCGACACCAGCGACATCACCATGGGCGGCACTGCTGTTGGCGTCACATATGCGGTAACTGGCTCGGGAGCGGCCTATACCTTGACGGTGTCCGATGTGACGGTGGATGGGACGTTGATTCCCACTATCGCCGGTTCGGTATGCACAGACCTGGCGGGCAATGACAACGACGCCAGTTCGAGCACGGATGGCACGGTGACCTTCGCCGCGGCGCAAACCTACACCGCGCCCGTGGCGGCGCCGGTGAAGTCCTCCGCGAAGTACATCGGGCATGTGGCGTCGTTTACGGGGCCGGGCAGCGCGGAAATCATCCAGATGATGGCCCCGGTGGAGTTCAAGGAGGAGTTTCTGGGTTACCAGTGGCTCTATACCGAGACCGGGAGCGCGGGGCTTTGGTACACCACACAGACCAGCCTCAACACGAGCATAGGATTGCTGCCAGACAAGCCCAATGGGTTGCTGGTGCTGAACCTCGACTCGGACAACAATGCGGAACAAGCGGTGCTGTACTGGGGAAACCAGAAGGGCATTGATGTCGCCTATCAGGCCTATTTCCAGGCGGTGCTGGCGCTGCATACCGTGCCCACGACGGGTGTGGATGTGGTGTGGGGCATGGCGGGGGACCACTCGACCACGCGGGACAACATTGCCCAAAACGCATGGTTCCGGTGCCAGGCATCGGGCGCGGTGGTCTGCGAGAGCGATGATGGGACCACAGACCTGGATGACAAGGCGACAGGCATCACCATGGCGGCCGACATGTACCACGTGTTTCAGATCGATTTCACCAGTTTGGCGAATGTGAAGTTCTACATCGATGGCACCCAGGTGGCCACTACGACGACCTTTGACCTGTCGGACCTAGGGGACGCCGAGGCTGTGTTGCAACCCTATATCGGGTTGGGGAAGGCGTCCGGGACTGGGGTCGGATGCATGTACTTGGATTCGGTGCGGATTTGGAGCGGGCGGGACTGATGAGTGTAATCACGACATCAATCGGCATCGACAATTGTTATGTGCCTCTGGGCCTGCTGAAGCGGCACGTCAACATCTCCTCGAGCACGTTTGACACGCGGTTGCTGGAATGCATTGCGGCGGCGTCGCGGCATTTCGAATCGCCCGAGATGGCGAACCGGGTGTTTTGGACGCGGGCCGATGTGCGCTATTTCGATGGGCGTTGGTGCGATCTTTTGCTGGTGGATGATCTACTGGCGATCACGGAGTTGGCGGAGGATACCGGGGAAGATGGGTCCTTCGCAACGGTATGGGCGGCGACGGATTATACGCTGCGGCCCTATAATGGGTGGCCTAAGTTTGAGATCGCGCCGGCCATGGGCGGGGAATACTTGTTTACCCGCGGGCAACGGCGGTATCGCGTGACGGGTACCTTTGGGTATGGGGATGGCAAGAGCGCGTCGCCCTGGATGGCCACGGCATTGACGGCGACCGTGGCGACGACGTCCGCGACGACTGTGACGGTGTCGGCGGCGACGAACCTCGATGCTGGGCAGACCCTCCTCGTGGAATCGGAGCAAATGTTCGTTACCGGGTATGACGCCACGACGATCACCGTGGTGCGCGGGGTGAATGGGACCACGGCGGCGGCGCATTCGGGTAAGGCGATCTCGATCGCGCAGTATCCCGGGGCGGTGGTGCGGGCGGTGGCTTGGCTGGCGGCGCGGGCGTGGAACACGGACGCCGAGGCGGGGATCGAGTTCCAGATGGTGGGCGACTGGCAGGAGCGGTATCGGATGGTGGCCGACCAGTATGTGCTCAATTTGGCGAATAGCGTGAGGCGGGTGGCGTAGTAGGGTTTAGGGTTTAGGGTCTAGGGTTTAGGGTCTAGGCCGGAAAGGGTGTTAGAGGCCGTGAGTATTGAGAGCACCTTTTGCGACAGCATGGCCATCCAGCGGCGGAGTACGGCGGGGACGGACCGGCATGGGATGCCTATTGAGACTTGGGCGACGGTGTATTCCGATGTGCCGTGCCGGCTACGGCCTCTCAATGCGACGGAATTGACGCCTCGGAACGATGACACGTTGGTGGTGACGCATCTGTTGTATGCGTCGGCCGGGACGGACTTGCTGCATGATGACCGGGTTGTCATCGGGGGGACGGTGTTTGCCGTGCTGAATCCAGTGACCTACAAGAACGGGATGGGCGCGAATCATATGACCGCTCGGGCGGTGGAGGTACGTGAATGAGCGAGCACACTCTAACTGATTTCGATGCCGGGCAACTGGTCGCCGACGTGAAGAATATGAAGGAGACCTTGCAAAAGATAGAGCGCTGGCTGGATTCGGATAATGACAAGCGCGACGCGGCGCGGCGGGAGTGCCAGGGGCGGTTTGAAATGAAATGTGAGGCGCTGGATCGGCGTGTATCGAACGTTGAATTGTCGAGCGGGCTGAACCGTATGAAGCTGGCTGGGCTCATCGCGGGGATCTCGATGGTTATATCGTCGGCGATGGCGTATCTGGTGCATTTGGTTTCGGAGATTTTCCGGCCATGATCAATTTGCGGAATGACATCAAGAACCTCATCCAGAACCGGATCGCGGAGGGTTTGGCAAAGGGCGCCATGAAGCTCGCGGAGGAGGTGGCGGCGGCCTCGCCGGTGGTGACTGGGTATAACCGTGACAGTGTGGGTGTGGCGATATCGAAGGCGGGGGAAGGTGATTTTGGGCCGGTGACCACCATCGGGCATGGGACGGTGACGGCCGGGGGCGGGCGGAAGCCCGTTACGAGCAACAACCGCGACCAGATCGAGGTGATCGTGTGCACCACGAGCGAGTATGGCGGGGTGCTGGATGCGCGGAAGAAGAGCACGAAATATATGACCCGTACATGGAAGGCGAAGCGGCTTGAGGTGCTGCGAGAACTTAGAGGGTTGCTGTGATGGCATGGTCCTGCGACAGAGCGGCGATTATCAGCGAGTTTTTCAAGACGGCTCGCGAAGGGATATTGCTGGGCTATCTCAGTGCAGATATCGGCGCGGATGATATGGAACTGGTATTGGAATCATCTGTTGGCATGTCTTTTGGACGGACGGCATTTGGAGCGCGTCCGTTTGGCGCCATGTATTGGGCCACTTTGGACGCGGGGGCTTGGCCAATCAAGGTGGGGTCGGAACTTATACTTGCGACGCAGATCGGCGCGACGCTCTCGGTCGAGACGAGTGGGCGGGGGTATGCCGGCACGGCGGCGGCGGCGCATAACCAGGCGGTGGCAGTCTATGAGGCGACGTTCCATGACCTGGTGGGGGCAGCGGTCTACGCGGAGCGGATGCCGCGGACTTGGAACAATGACAAGCCCGCGATGCTGTTTGAGGTCATCGGGGGCAATGTGGCGGTGTTGGCGCCGATCTATCGGCCCAACGCGCGGTGCTTTTGTTACTCCGGAAACAACGCGGAGTATGACTGCGATGTGATTTACCGGCTGTTGTCGGACCTGGTGCACGAGACGGATGCGGGCATCGTGGAAACGGGAAGTGGGGTGGTGCTGAGCGCCATTGAGGAAGTGGAAGGGCAATTGCTTTGGGATGAGGATGTGAAGCCGGAGCGGCCTTTTGTGATGTGTTCCATCGCGTTCGAGGTGAGGGGGAAATAGGGTTTAGGGTCTAGGGTTTAGGGTCTGGGATCAGGAAAGGATAGGTGAAGAAATGGGAACAAAGGCAAATATTCTGAGCGGTAAATCTACGATCTATACCGCTCCAATCACGGCGGGTGTGCCTGTGGATCTACCCGATCTGGACGCATCCACAGGTATTGATACGCTGGCATGGACAAGTTGGACGCAAGTGGGTTTCACATCTGATGCCGGCGTGGAAGTCGACTACAGCAACGAAGTGGAACTGGTCTATGTGTGCGAGTTTGCCGGAGCCATAAAGGCCGACAAGATCAAAGAAGAAATGAAAGTTTCATGGGAATTCTTTGAGAAAATTCTATCCGCCTATGCGCAAGCAATGGGACTTACAACGACTACCGTCGCCGCAGGGGCGGGTCAAAGTGGTCAAACCGTGCTTTCCATCGGTGGTGTGGCGTTGGCGGAGTTCTCCCTTGCCCTTCAAGGCGTAAATCCAAGCGGAAAGCATCGCGTGTGGCATTTCCCAATCGTGACTCCGACTGTGAACATGAAGGACACCGCCAATAAAAAGAGCAATCCTTTAGCGGCGGAATTCACGGCATTGGCGGACCCAACCACGGGCAAGCTATGTCATGTGTATGACGTCACGGCGGCGCCGACGTCGTAAGGAGAATAGCCACAAGAGGCACAAAAGGCACAAAGGAGCAATGATGTCTGAGGAACGGACGGAAGCGGAAGTGTTGAGTGGGGCGCCCATCGAGGTGAACCTTGGTGGGCGCGTGTATCCTTTATCGCCGCGGGTGGGGCGGAAGTATACGCGGGTGATGCGGCATAAGCTGGCGGAGTTGCTGGGGGATGTCGATCAGCTCGTGGAGCTGATGCAGGCGGCCATGGCGAAAGAGACCACCGAGTTGAGCGGTGGGCGGCTTGAGGCGATGGCGAGTATCGTGAAGCGGATGACGGGGCCCCAGATTGATGAGGCGCTGGACCTGGTGTATGAGTATGCGCCGAATATCGCGGCGGACCGGGAGTACCTCGAGGAGAACGCCACGGACGCGGAGTTCATGGGGGCGTTGTGGGCCATCATCCGGTTGTCTTATGGCCCTTTCGTGAGCGCCCTCGGGTTAGGGGCGGCGGCAAGAAACGGCGCGACGTAGACGAGGCGTGGATCGAGAGCCTGCTGTATGAGCAGCTCATGAGCGAGTGGCATGTGAGCTGGCGGGAGATCGAAACCGAGTGGACCGACGAACAGTTCAATCTTCTACTGGATCAGTACCTTCGGCGGAAGATCGCGGAGCAGGAAGAGGCTGAGGGGGATGAGGTGGTGGGGGAGGATGAGCTGCTTGGGATGATGGGGGTCGAGGTGAAGAGGGTCTAGGGTCTAGGGTTTGGGGTCTGGGGATCCGGATATGGGCCGGACACCCATACTACGAAGGCGGTGAGACGATGGCGATTGAAATTGGCGATGGCGTGATCCGGATCAACGCGGATGATTCGCCGTTCTGGCGGAGCTTGGGGGATCTGACCAAGCGGGCCGGGATGGCGATGACGGCGGCGGGCGGGGCGATCGTCGCCGGACTCGGCGTGTCGCTGAAGGCGTTCGCTGAACAACAAAACGCCATCGCGCAGCTTGAGGCGGTACTCACCAGCACAAAAGGGGCGGCCGGCCTCACCTCGCAAGAGTTGCAGAACATGGCTTCCAGCTTGCAGAAGGTGACCACATACGGCGACGAGACCATCATGGGCGCGGAATCGCTGATGCTGACCTTCACGAAAGTGGGGAAGGACGTGTTCCCGCAAGCGATGCAGGCGGTTCTCGACATGAGCACCGCGATGGGGCAGGACTTGAAATCAAGTGTGATCCAGGTTGGCAAGGCGTTGAACGACCCGATCGCGGGGGCGACGGCGTTGCGGCGCGTGGGCGTGCAACTCACAGACCAGCAGCAAGAGCAGATCAAGGTGTTCATGGCGTCCGGCGACGTGCTGAGCGCGCAGAAGATCATTTTGCAGGAATTGGCCACAGAGTTCGGCGGCTCGGCGTCGGCCGCGGCGGCTACATTTTCCGGGCACATCACACAGCTAAAGAATCAGATCGGTGACATCATGGAGGTGATCGGGGGTGCGCTGGAACCGATTTTGAGCCGGGTGACCGGGATCCTGCAGCAGGCGGTAGATCATGTGCAGCGATGGGTAGGTGAGAATCCTCAGTTGGTGGCGACCATCACGTTGGTGGTGGCGGGCATTGGCGCGTTGCTGACGGCGATCGGGCCACTGCTCATTGCGCTGCCGTTTGTGGTGTCGGGGATCGCGGCGTTTTTGAGTCCGGCGGGGGCGGTGCTGGGGGCGCTGGCGGCGCTGGCCGTGGGGGTTGGGTATCTGGCATATCAAATGCGGGATGTATTGTATGGGACGTTTCAGGCGGCGGTGGGGTGGGTGCAAGCGAATTGGGATCAGATTGTAAGGATCTTCCAGAATGCCGCGAGCGCCATCGCGTCTTGGATGCGCACCATCGCCGAACGCATACAGATCATGTGGGAAGTCATCTCTTCTGTTTTCAGTGGGGCCGTGGATGGCGTAACGAGTGAATGGGATCGGCTCGACGAAAACAGTGACCAAAGCACGCGTTCTATTTTAGGGACGATGGAGGAGCTTTCGAAGCGGACAGACGAGTGGATGAAGCGTATCGAGGACAGAACGAAGGCTTTCCATGAGTCCATCCGAACGCAATATGGGGCGTTGATTGATGCTGGGCGGAATCTTGGCATCGCCATGAATGAGGCCTACTCGACTCTGCTGGAATTTACTAGGGCCTTTTCGGGGGATTTTGGCCGACTGTGGCAAGAAACTGAAAACACTCAAGGCGCTGCTATCGGCAGGCTCATAGCCCAAATTGTGAATTTTATTTCCATGATCATACGGCTGATCAATTTCATAAACATGGCCATTTTGGCTATTGCTAGGTTGGCTCAATCCATTATGACGGTGGGCGGTTCAGAAGTGCTTCGATATCTCGCGCGCGGCCAAGGGGGTCCGATACCGGGGTATGCGGCGGGTGGGGTGATTCGGCCTGTGATTGTCGGGGAGCACGGGCCGGAGGTGATGTTCGCGCCGGTCGGGGGGCGGATTGTGAAGCATTCGGACGCGATAGCGGCGTTGCGGCAGACCACGAACAATGCGGGGGACACGATTAGTATCACGCAGTACATCAGTAATGAGGTGGATGTGGAGCGGGTCATGGTGCAGATGCGGGCGCTGTTGTTGAAGCGGAGCGCGGCGCGGGGGGTGCCGTTGATGCGGCCGAGGTTTGGGGTCTAGGGGATAGGGTTTAGGGTTTAGGGT